CGATCCCGTTTGAGCTGGATGACTGCGCTGAGTTGCTGATCGAGTTCTGGTCCGTTAAAAAGGGCACGCGCTCTTCACAGGTTCTGACGCGCGTCTGCAACAAGCTCAAGCAGATGACACCAGCTCAACGCCAGGATGCCCTAGAACGCGCCATTGCCTCTGGTTGGGGTGATGTATTCATCCCAAGGCCCAACGCCTCTCAGAGCGCCTCACAGGCCCCTGAGATGAAGCATCCCGCTCATCGTGTCTTCACAGCAGAAAACGGCTTCAACGAACCCTCCTCAAACCCCATCCTTGACCGCCTCATCAAATGACCGCCAGCGCCTTTGACCTCGCCTCTGTTCGCCAAACCCTTCGGCACATGCTTCACAACCAACTGTTAACTCTTGAAAACCTTGACGAACCTTCACCTGGATTTAATGACAACCTTCACGTTGATCCGCGAATCTTTCCCAAGGGTTACCACGGCGTACGGTTTCAAAACTTGCTCCGCAACCCTCAAGATCTAACCCCTGAAGATTTCTAAAATGCAACCCCTCACCATCCGTCAAGAGCCTGTCGCTCAATCCCTCTCCGATACCCTTGACCTCGCCAAAGCTCAAGCTCGCGCCATCCTCGACAATGCCATCGAAGATCAACAACCGTTCCCTGCAGATCTGTTATCATCTTTCAACAACGATCTCTGCCGAATTCAAGGCGCTTTAGAATCAGCCTCATGCGTGAAATCAAACTCAGACTTGACGAATCAGAAATCAGCTTTCTAGATAAAATCGCTCAAGAAAACAACACAACTCGCTCTGACATCATCAGGCGCAATCTTCGCAACCGCCTCACTCCATCTGCTGTTCGTACAGTTACCAACGCCATTCGTCAACGTGTCACCGCTCCGCTAACTCAGCACCAAGCTGAGCATGTAGCAGCTGTCGCAATCTCCTCTCTTTTAAGTGCTACACCCTGATCTCTACCCTTCAAACATCCGAATTTCGGATATTTCAGAAACCCTCGATGATTACTACACTGCCCTCTACCATCAACTAAATAACCCACACCGTCCACCGGAAACCTATACTAAAAACAAAGCGCCTTTTTCACTACCCTATGAAGCCTCGACGCCGCCACTACAAGCTCAATGCTGAAGTCATTGAAAAGGTGCGCGTCCTCGCAGAATATGGCGCAGCATTAGAACATATCGCCCCCGCAGTAGGCGTCAGCTACGACGCTCTTTGCATGTGGGTTCGTAATGCAAAAGGCAATGATCCGACAGAAGAAGAAATCCAGCTTTTACAAGCTCTCAATGAAGGTCGCGCTAAAGGTGCTCATAGATTTATCAATCTCATTACTCAATCTGCTGAAAACGGTGATCCAAAATCCGCTCAATGGATGCTCACTCACTCCCCGGCTTATCGTCGTCAATACTCAGATAATGCAGCCGTAACCCGTGCTCGCTGTGAAGGCGTCGAAGCTGCTGTAAACGCAATCTCAGAAGCTAACCTCACACCAGAGCAAGAGCGTGACATCCTCTTGCGTATTCAGGCCAAAACTGGTCAGGATCTCGTGGATGCGGAAGACTAGCCCTGCATTAGCAAGAATCGCTGAACTGCAAGTTGACGTTGTAGGGCGTAATGCAAACTTTGATCTGGATGGCACATTAGAGCGAATTCGCGCTGACCTGCATCCTGGCCAGTTGGCTTTCGTTGATGACAACACTACCGAGATCATCGGCGTCTCTGCTGGTTACGGTGCAGGCAAGACCAGGGGCTTAGCGGCAAAAAGTGTGATATTAGCCGCAGCCAATCAAGGTTTCATCGGCGCAGTCATGGAGCCCACTGGCCCATTGATTAGGGATATTTGGCAAACCGACTTTGACAACTTCCTTGACCACTACGGCATTCCATACACCTTCAGAGCGTCTCCACTGCCTGAATATGTTTTGCACCTGCCTGGTGGCGACACCAAAATCCTGTGCCGATCGTTTGAGAACTGGTCAAGGATCATCGGCCTGAACTTGGCTTGGGTGTTAGCTGATGAGATTGATACGGTGATCCCATCAATCGCTCATAAGGCGTTTCCAAAAATCCTTGGCCGTCTTCGCAGCGGGAATGTTCGGCAGTTTGGCGCGGCATCTACGCCAGAGGGCTTTCGCTGGATGTATGACACGTTTGGCAGCGATGAAGCGCTTGCGCGACCAGATCGCAAGCTGATCAAGATGAAGACAGTGGATAACCCACATTTGCCGCCAGACTTCATTGAACGCCTTGAGGCTAACTATGATCCAAGCTTGCTAAAGGCTTACCTTAACGGCGAGTTTGTAAACCTAAACACGGGTCAGGTTTACGACCGCTTTGATCGTGTCAAGCACGTTGCAAGCGTTAAGGATGACGGCGAGCAGCCATTACGGATTGGGATTGATTTTAACATCGGCAACATGAATGCCGCCATTGCTATCCGCGACAAAAGCAGGCTATTGTTTTTTGATGAGGTTTCCAAGGCTCATGACACTGATTCGCTCGCGCAGGAAATCCGCAGGCGATACCCTCAACGAAAGATCTACGTTTACCCTGATGCATCAGGTGGAGCACGATCGACAAATGCTTCTCGGACCGACATCCAGATCCTTGAAGGCTACGGGATGTCAAACCAATCACCGAAGGCTAACCCTCCCGTGCGCGATCGGGTGGCTGCTGTCCAGGCGTTGCTAGAGAACGGCAAAGGTGAGATTAGGTTGCAGATTGACCCGAAATGCAAAAAGCTGATCGAATGCTTAGAGCTGCAGAGTTACAGCGAGAAAGGTGAGCCGGACAAAGAAGGCGGTTACGACCATATGAATGATGCTGCTTCCTATCTGGTGTGGGGTGAGTTCAACCCGCTGCAGGCTGGTGCTGGGCGAGGTACTGGGGTGAGGATTTACTGAGCCAGCTGGCAAACCTGCACACCATGGCGCAGGAGGGCGGATCTCGTGTATAGTTAAGGAGTCAGGGGGAGACCCCACCACACACACAGACAAATGACCCTGATCGAAACCACCAACAACGGCACCTTCTTCACCCTTACCACTGAAAAGGGCAACACTGTTGAAGTCAGCACAGCTCTTGGTCACGTCATGGTTTTCATTCAGCGCAAAGGCATGAAGCAGCTGGCAAAAGGTCGCCGCTTTGCTTCTATCGCTGCAGCCGCTGAGGCTTACAAGGCGGCCGATGTTAAGTCCGCTCTTTACGCACTGGCAGAAGCTTGAGCCCCTGCCGGGGAGCCTGCAATACAACAGCGGCGCTGCCGTAAATACAGGGCACGTTGTGGCGTGATCGATACCCCGGCAACCAATCAAGCAACCTGCACAAGCATGGCTGAGCAGGGCGCACCATGACCCATAATTAGTTCAAGCCCGAGAGGGCACCACACACAGACACATGATCAGCAACAACATCCACACTCTCTACCAAATCAACAAAGGCGGCATCAAGACCGCTTGCGTTGAATTTGTTGAGTTCGATGGCAGCGACAATCTCAAGGTTGCCACTTACAAGCTCAAAGGCGTTGACGGCCGCTTCTCTCTTTTGCCACATGGCAAGCCTCAGTGGGTCAACCGTGAAGTTGCCCGCGCTATGTACAAATCCGTTAAAGAAGCTGGCTATCAGACCATCGCCTGACCTTCCATCCGGCCCCTTCGGGGGCTTTTTTAATGCGTGCCTAAAATAGAATCACTGCAAGACAGCGCCGCATAGGGTGTGGATATACTGAATCAGTAGCTGCTTCGGTATCATGGCACGCGGCAAAGGAAGATCCGGTCGCCGCTATGTGCGTGATGCAAAGGGCAGGTTTGCATCTAAAGGATTTTCAGGGCAAACTGGTGGTCGTGGTGCAAGGCTGAAAAGCGCAGGCAAAAAACGCGAAGGCGGTGGCGAAAAAACTAAAATAACCGCAACATCATCCAAAGGCACATTAAAAGCTAAGCCGCGATCTGCAGGCCAGAAATATGCAGCGCGGATACAAGCTGGTAAAGATTTGAAACGTTCACAATCAGTGGCTGAACAGAAAAAATTTCTTGCCCAAACACAGAAGAGGTTAGACGCCGCACCATTGGCGCAAAGTAGCGCAAGGCAAGCTGCAACAGACCGCTTAAAAATTAAAACGGCGACAAGACGTAAACTCAAGACTGATCGCAGCTCTGTAATTCCTGCAAAATCTGCAGGGCCTAAAACGATGAAGGCCAGTCGCGTTAGTTCAACCGTTGCCAAGCCGCGGACTAAAGGCAATTCACCAGCGCAAGTGGCCAGTCGTGTCAAGCGCAAAAACGCAGCGAATGAAGCAGGCTTAAGGCAAATGACTCGCTATGGAAACTTACCTAATCCAAGCACATACAATCGTGCAATTAAGAGAGCTAATACGTTAAAGCGTGCAGATGCTTATCTCAAGACCGGCAAGCTACCTGGACGCGACAACTCAATTAAGGCTAAACGCGAACGGAAAGCAGCCAGTCAACG